GTAAGGTCCCTCGTCCTTCATACAGGATAAGCAGTCTTATAAATATAGACGGGAGGTTCGCACCCCCTGCTACATATAAGTCTACGTTGTGGTTGCTAACCACTATCTTGCATGTTTGCTTTGACTGCATCAGTACAGGAGTACAAAATGACCGCACAAACTCTGTCCAGGGCCGAGTTGACCAAAGAAGTTTCGCAGCTCCGCAAGGATCTGCAACTGCTTCTGAAGGTTACGTATCAGCAAGCTCGGCTTGTCGCCGTTCTTGAATACACTCGGAATTCTGACGGGAATGTGTGGAAACACGTTCCGTCGCATGTCGCCACCCTTCGGGATGGCATTACTACGGCGAACGTGAAGACTACCGCTCCCTCGCTATTCCAGGATAACTCTTTTCAGCGTATAGTCGATCATAAGATCGGAGATACACAGCTGTGAGAGAAACACTGGTCCGCTTGGTTGCGTTAGTTTTAATTGAGCTCCTGTCCGTTCTCACCCTTCGTAGAGTGAGGATGTGGTCAAAGCGGTTTTGGAAAGGCAAACCCGATGTTTAGTCGGGTCCGTCATCGCACGTCCATTTTACCCGAAAAAGTAGGCTGGACACGTACTCTACAACACACTAAAGAGGATATCACTGGGTTTTGTCCCTCTCCAGGGACAACTCGTACAGATGAAATCCTCAATTCTGAGGTTGTGTTTCGTGTCACAGATGATACTATCTCGGATATGGGCCATGCAGGTCCGCACCGTTCGTTTGGTATCACTCAGAGAAATCCGCGTGTTCCTAGGCCTTGTAAGCCTGTGTTACACACGAAATTGGTAGCAATTCCACGTTTGGAATCTACCTATATTGAGCGATCGAAGACGACGACGGGCCTGTGCCTTGATACGACTCTCTATCTCGAGGAAACAACCCCGGCCGCGTGGTTATGTGAGCGTTTTGGCTATCAGTCTGTCCTGGATTTTATCCAGGACAGCATGCCAAACACCTCTTTATTCACGTTTTCTAGGCCGGACTGGTTTAGCGTCGTAGACGAGTTCAAAGAATCTATTGATTCTTTGATAAATGAGCGGTTCTTCTCAGGAGAATTTCTCGCTGAAAGCGGCATCTTTGGTGATGCTCTTAGGCTTGTATTGAATCCGAAGAAGGGCCTACAACATTTCTTTCGACATGTTGTTGACTCTGGACTCAAGCACAAAACGCTGGGGGAGATCGATAAGTCCTTCCGCCATAGTATTTATGGTAGGAAACTTCTTGAATCTCGATCAGTGCGTAGTGG